TGAAAACACGAGAGTAAAAAAGCCGGAAACCCGGCTTTTTTACTTTTACAGCAACAATATCCCCCTGCCGTCATAGACGCTCTCGCTGATTTCATTCCCACAGCGGATCGCCCGGTCCAGGGCCATGACCGTAGCCACCACCCCGTCAATCTTCTCCGTGGATTTTTCCTTGTCCGGCTTTATGTTCCCGGCCGGGTCAGTCTTGATGTAGATATTGTCCATCATCCAACGCAGGACCGGCTGGCCGCCATGGGCAATCTTCTGTTCCAGCGTCAGCTTCATCAATTCCTTGGTTGGTGGGCTCATGTCCTTAAAGCCCTGCCCGAAAGGAACCACCGTGAATCCCATTCCTTCCAGGTTCTGTACCATCTGCACCGCGCCCCAGCGGTCAAAGGCGATTTCCCGGATATGGAAACGCTCGCCCAGGCGCTCTATAAATTTTTCAATGAAACCGTAGTGAACCACATTGCCTTCCGTGGTCAGTAAATACCCCTGCCGTTCCCATATATCATAGGGAACATGGTCGCGCCGTACCCGGAGTTCCAGGTTCTCTTCCGGTATCCAGAAAAAAGCCAGAATTTGAAATTTATCCTCTTCATCCAGCGGCGGGAACACCAGCACGAAGGCCGTGATGTCCGTGGTGCTGGAAAGGTCCAGCCCGCCGTAGCAGACTCTTCCCTCCAGGTAATCCTCGCTCACCGGAAAAGCGCAGGCATCCCATTTTTCCATAGGCATCCAACGGACGCTCTGTTTCACCCACTGGTTCAGCCGGAGCTGCCGGAAAGCGTTCTCCTCGCCGGGATTCTGCCGTGCGGAGTTAAATGCGTCCTTCACCTTTTCGATGGGAACCGTGATGCCAAGGGACGGGTTCGCCTTCTTCCACACCTTCGGGTCTGACCAGTCCTCGCTTTCGTCCGCGCCATAGATAACGGGATAAAAGGTCTGGTCAATCTTTCTGCCTTCCAGAATGTCTTTTGCTTTTTGGTGGGTTTCATAACAGATGCTGTGCGTATCAGTGCCGGCCGTGGTAATCAGGAAATACAAAGGCTGCATCCGGGCGTCCCCGGAGCCTTTGGTCATGACATCAAAGAGTTTCCGGTTCGGCTGGGTATGCAGCTCATCGAAGATGACCCCGCTCACGTTGAACCCATGCTTGGAATAGGCGTCTGCCGAAAGCACCTGGTAAAAGCTGTTTGTCGGCAGATAAATCAGCCGCTTTTGCGATGCCAGTATCTTCACCCGTTTGTTCAGCGACGGGCACATCCGTACCATGTCGGCGGCGACCTCAAATACTATGGATGCCTGCTGCCGGTCAGCCGCGCAGCCGTACACCTCCGCCCGTTCTTCCCCGTCACCGCAGCAGAGCAACAGCGCCACCGCCGCGGCCAGTTCTGATTTTCCTTGCTTCTTTGGAATCTCAACATACGCCGTAGTAAACTGCCGGTACCCGTTGGGTTTTAGAATGCCGAACAGGTCACGGATGATGCGTTCCTGCCAGTCAATCAGCTCGAAGGGTTTTCCCGCCCACGTCCCTTTGGTATGTTTCAGGCACTGGATAAAATTCACAGCGAAATCCGCGTGTTCCTTGCTGTACTTCGAGTCCTTCGCTTTGAACTTCGTCGGTTTGTACCCTCTTAACTTCCGCAACGCAATCACCTCCCCAACCCAAAAAAGGCTCCCTTCGCGGAAGCCTTTTTTTATTCTTTTACAGCAGGTCGACCAGAAGCTCCAATTCGTGTTCCAACCGTTCCAACTCCTGTTGAATGCATTTTGACCGGAACTCGTTCCGGCAGCTGCGGCCTTCCTGTTTCAGCCGTGTTATCTCTTCTTTGCGCCGCTTGATAATTTCTTCTGCCTCGGGATCCCATTCCAACACCGTGGCATAATCCTTGGCGAACCGCGTTTTGTTCTGTTCGACCCGGCCTTTCTCGTCACCGTGCAGGATGAAGTTAACATACTCGCTTTTGTTCTCTTCTATGAAAATCACCATGTCGTAAAACCCCATCTTAAGGCCGATACGCTGCACCGTGTAGATGTCGAACATGTTAGTCTTGCCCGTTTCCCGGACCTTCAGAATCTGCTCACGCACCTTATCTGTCATCGCTGCACACCTCCCAGCCCATCAGAAGTTTCGTGTACACGTTGGTGTACCGCTGTTTCTCGCTGCCGTCACTCCCCATCATCGCCTCGAAGAAAAAATCCATCGCCGCTCTCCGGCTTTCCCAGACCTGTTCCTCGCCGTAGCAGATCGTCTTGACCGTTTTTTCCGGCTTCAGCTTCTGCACCACATCCTCGCCGTACACCACGTTGAGCCCGGAACCGTTGTCCCACCGCATCAGCAGGCTGCCGGTGTCGTCAACCCCGATGACCGTGCCTTTGGTGCCCGGAGGCGGGGCCTGCCGGTCATCCATGCTGACCAGCTCGACCCTCGTCCCTTTGGGAAATTCGTTTCTTATTTGCTTTACCTGTTCTCTGCTCGGAAATCTCATCTCAGGCCTCGCTTTCTTCCGTGGTGCGGAATGCGGAATTGCCTTCCAGTCTCTGTAAAAGGCGCTTGCGGGTTTCTTTGAATTCGTTGCCAATGAATCCCAGTCTCAGGAGGAAACACCGGAAGGCGTATTTGTCATTCGGTACTTCCTTCTCTTTTGCGGTGATCCGTTTAGCGTTCTTGGCCATCCGGCAAATCGCTGTGATGAAGTGCATGGCCGCCATGCTTTCCCCGCTTCCGAGGGGCCGTTTGTACCAAGGGAATGCTACCCGGTCTTCGGTAAGGACCACCGTGGGGTCTGCGCAATCCAGCGCCTTCTTGATCAGGTTCGCTTTGCTGGCGATAATTTTTTCGAGGTTCTCGATCTGGCTTTCCGTGAAGTCTTCCCGCGGCATCGTCAGTGTCCAGCTGCTTGTGGTCATCTCTTCCTCGGCTTCGGGTTCTTCTGCCGGGGTTTCGGTTTCCGGCAGGTCAATTTCGAATCCCTGTTCCCGGAGGGCCGCCGCCAGGGTCTTCATCCCGGCTTCGTCTTCCGTTGTGATGCTGCCGTCCCGTTCCACCGTGTAGTTCCCCACCGTGTAGGTGAAGGCCGGCGCGCCGTTGTACTTTGTGGCCTGCCCGGTAATCCCGGCGATGGCCTTTACTAAGTTCTTTCTGTCCTTGCCCTGTGCGTTTGTCTTTGCGTTCATCTTTGTTATCCTCCGTTTTTGTGTTTTTACCTTTCGGTACTGTATATATCACTCTAAACGCACATAAAGTCAAGTTATATTTTTGTGTTTTTAGATTTATTTTTAGTATTTTTAAAAGAAAATTACAGCAGATTTTCCTATCTCAGAATTCTGTAAAAGTCAAGCTATTTTTTAAGAAATTATACATAAATTTTGACCGAAATTCGTATCTCTGATTCCAAAAATAGTCAAGTTATATTTTTGGTTTCTTAAAAAATAACTGCACTAAAAAAGGAGCCTTTCGGCTCCTCTGTGTTTTCTGTTTTGCTTATGCGTTCATCGCCCATGCAATCGCATGTCCGCCGTCCTCAAAAACCTTTTGGCTCATGGCGACCAGGTTCAGTCGGCATTCGATTTCGTCCAAACCTGTTTCTTCCGGTGTGTCAACGAACTCGTAAACCCCGGCAATGAACCCCTTCCAACCCCGGTCGGCGACCAGAACCTTGTCGCCCATCTTCAGCACTGCGCCAACTGTAGCGTTGACTTCCATTGCTAAATCTTCCATCGTGGTGGTGTTCGGCAGGCGGTAGCGGGCCGCCTTGTTCTCTGTGTATCCGTTCATTTTGCTTGCCTCCTTGTGCATATTCTTTGGTTAGTGTATATATCACTCTGAAGGCACATAAAGTCAAGTTGTATTTTCAAATTTTAGATATATTTTTCACAGTATTTGAAATAAATAATAGGAGTGATTTGTATCTCAGAATCCTGTAAAAGTCAAGCTGTTTTTAAAGAAACCTGCATCAGTTTTGACCGCGATCCGTATCTCTGATTCCGGAATAAGTCAAGTTATATTTTCAGGTTTCTTAAAAAATAACTGCACTAAAAAAGGAGCCTGCCGGTTCAATCTGAAACGCCGTGATGGTTTTATAAGTTAAAATCTAACTATATATGATTTTTTATGATATAATGTATGAACAACTAATACAAGGTCGTGTTAAGATGGATTGGAACCGTAATAGATTTATCTTAAATCATGGTACTGATAATGAGCTTAGTAAGAAACTATCAAAGGAACTGAAATTAACTAACGAGGATGCTAAATTGTTCGCTTCAATTTTAAGCGATAGTGATTTATGCTTTGATAAACGCAAAACTCTTGGTATTGTATCAGAGAAAAGCTCTTTTGATATAATAAAAGAAGATGGTACACCACATAGTTGTCTAATGACAATCATTACAGGTATTGTTATTATTATTGTAATCATAGCCGTTCTCTTTGGTAAATTATCCACACTTTTTGGAATAGGTTTAATAATCCTTACACTTATAATATATTTTATTATTGCAAAATTAACAGCCGAAAAACATATGTCTGTAGGACCCTTAACTATAGATATTTCTAAAACAACATTAGCTATTCTATCTTGTCTTTTAGGGTTTACACCTTTAGGCAATCTATCACAAATTGGAGAGTGCTTAAAAGATATAGGTGATTCCATAAATAAACTTACTACTGAGGAAAAAGTTTTATTATCATATTTAAAAGAGGCGCATAAAGATATTCAAACTAATATAAGAATAGAAGACTTGCAAAAAATTACTCACG